ATACGATCAACCCAACCAAGCATATGATCAACGAAAGATACTTGATAATCATAAACTCCTCTTAGTTGTTCATCGACGGCAGGAAAGCTGTCCAGGGCCCGGGCCACGCGGGTCCGTTCCAGGGATTCGGGTTGAACCCGACGCCAATCTGCACCGGGCCGGCTCCCATCTGCCGAGCCAAGTTAATGTAGCGCCGGCCGTAGGTGGTATCTGACCAATGACCCATGTCCTCCTCAGCGCCCACGTTCACGTCATAGGAGAGCGAGACCGGACCCACCGACTCCGAGCTGATCGCGCCGCGGGTGAGGCCTGGCAACGAACCTACCGCGACCTCTCCCTGATTCTTCACGTCGATCACCACGTGATGCGCGACGTAAAGCTCCACGCCCACGCTCCACATGTTGCCCCACCGCTCGGGATTGACCTGGCACGACGCCACCATGATCCAGAAGTTGATCACCTCATCTGGAAAGGTCTGCGGGTTCACAAACGCGGGAAAGTCACCGCGAAACCGTGCGAGGGTGATCGGGACACTGCTGTCCGTCGGATTGGTGGGAGCTGTCATCCCTTAAAACGCTCGCTTTCGTCTTTCATACCTTGCGCGTGAGCCGCTTTAACCTCAACCGCCGTTTTTGAATCCTTCAAGGCTAAGAATTGGTCCATCCTGTTGTTGAACTGAATGTGAATCTCTTGGAGCTTTCTGCCGTTTAGGTAAGTCAAAAACGACCCAATGATGGAAGCAACAGCTGCGATCAAAGCAACAATTACAAAGGTGTTCATCGCTCCTACTGTCCTGCCGCCGCCTTGAACTCCGACTTACCCAAGCTATTATTGGACCCGCGAGTGGGGCAAATAGAGCCGTCCTTTCCGGTGTGAGCTACGCGCATATAGCCACAGTTGCTGCAAACGTCAGTCGACCCCGGCTTGGCATCTTGACTCTTTGCCGATGCAGAATCGCCCTGCTTTAGCCATTGTTCGGCTTCACCTCGTGTTTTCCATGGTTCGCGGCCAATACCTGTAGTTCCAGTTGACCTGTTCTTCACTGTAAAACCGGCCGGCACCACTTCCCAATCTTCTGGTTTTGATCCACGAATCCCAGGAGGCCCACCATAACCACGAGTAAACTTTCGACCCGTTGGCTTATGAAGATCATAACTATAAGGTACAACCTCATAGTTACGCTCGCGATGCGTCGCATCCTGACTCTTTGTCGCCGGCTCCCGATACGTGATCTGATTGAGCTTGTTGACATCCGAGAGCTTCATACCCGGCCGGCCCACCTGCGTAAAGCTGTCGCCCGTCCGCTCCTTCTCGGAGTAGGCGATCGCGACGGCCTGCTTCTGCGGCTTGCCGGCCTTTTCCTCGGTGGCGACGTTATGACCGAACGCCGCCTTCGACTTGCCCGGTTCCAACGGCATGATGAGACCTCTGAGGCTCTGCTTTCCGCAGAGCCTCACGCAACCTACTTCTTTTCGCGCTCCAGCTCGATCGCCGCAATCATATCTTCCTTCTTGTCTTGCGGGTCAAGCGTCAGGTCGTGGTGCTCCTCCGCATGGGTCATCAGCTCGGCTTTGGTGAGCTTGTTGAGGTCCACCTTGGTATGGTCGTCAGTTACCGGTGGCGGCGGGTCCGGTTGCTTGCCGGCCGTGTGACGCTGGGCGCCATGCGCTTTCAGATAAGCGTGGTCCGCGAGGCTCTCCGGTACCTCCTGGACGCCGACGCCAAACCGCACCCGCTTGAACTTCAACGGGCCGGACAATGTCAGCACTACCGGCTGCGGAAAGAACATTGTAACCGTCTTTTCACTCATCAGGTCCTTAAGCTGCGATGGCGTGGCGGGCGGCCGGCTGGCGCCAAAGAGGCCTTCCTTGCGAGCGGTACTCGGAGCAAATGGTGCGAGTTCGGGAGTTTGGCTGGTGGTTGCCATGGTGGTTGTCTCCTTATGATGCGAGGGGCGAGCGAGTCAGCTCGCCCGCCCCTCGGTGTTGAAACCGATTCTTTGTTGCGCGCGTCCTACAACAGATCGAAGTAACCGAGCGTCTGCGGATACACGACCTCAACCACACCCAGGCGCCCGAAGTAGGTGCGCTTGTGATAGATCGAGTCATACTGGATGGGCGTGCCCTGGAGCATCGTCATCGGGAACCGCACGCGATCCTTATCCTTGGTGTAGACCACCGCGCGATCCAGTCCGTTCTCCGTGCCGATCGTGCCGCCTGCCGCGGCGCCGATGCACCACTTGAGCGGCTTGATGTCCAGCTTGCCCTTGCCGGTTGTGGTGAGCAGGTTGTTCTCGTCGATGTACTTGAGCACCGAGATGTTGCCGGCCTGGGATACCTTCTGCGTGCTGATCTGGCCGAACTGCTCCGGTGGAATCAGGAGGTTCGACGGAACTACCGCCCACGCACTCGCCGCCCATACGCTGGTCAGCATGAAGTTGACGTCCGCCAGAATCTCATCCGGGCTCTTGTCCGCCCAAAACGTCTGACCCGAGGCGCCCACCGGCAAGTTGGTGTGGGTGACTGACGTGTTGTTGATGAGTCCCTTGAAGCCCGCCGCGGAATCGCCGAAGTAGACCTGCTCATCCACGTCCATCTGATACTTGAGCTGCATCGCGGCATACTTCTGCGCGTCGATGGGCCGGCCAATCTTCGCGGCCGACTCCAGCTCCAGCACTGTGTACTTGAGCTCCACCGCCCACGGCGTCAGCGGGTTGGTGATCTTCGCAATATCAACCGACACTCCCTGAATCTGGTCGGTTGCTTTGCCGATCCATGCCTTGCCGTTGCCGACGCTGTTGCCCGTTCCCATGCCGCCGGGTGAACCATACGTGCTGATGGTGAACGAGCTCACCTCATCCGCGATGGTCACGTCCTCACGGAGGTCGATGTCGCGACCCCAGCTGACGGCGGCAAGCGGCTCATGAAGCGTCATGTCAAGGCGCTCCAGCTCACCCACCAGGAAGGCGCCGGTGGAGTCTACCCACTTTTTGTCGTGGGTCTGGAAGCGGGAGCCGAGCGACCTGCCTTGCTGGTTTCCCTTGCTGTCCGTCTTAAAAGCTGCTGCATCGAAGGTAAGCACCGTTGTCCTCCTGGCGATCATGCCATACTGCTAAGTTTCCACGACGAGGTTGCCGTGTGGCTATACGTTGAAAACAAGCTCCGCGACGCCGTTGGCATCGGGCGGCCCGTTGAAGTAAGTCTTGTCGGAGGCGATTGCGATCGTGCTGCCGCCGGTGTTCGCCGCCTCGAAGCCGCCCACGATATGGTTGCCGGTCGCTGCCGCCACCCAAATGTAGACTGTGCCGCCGAGGGTTGGCGTGCCGTTCACCAATACCAGAATCGAGCCTGACTTGAGAATGTCGAGCGGCTGACCAGGGATAACCGGCCCTCCCGTGCCAAACGCCTGGGCGCCGTAGTTGGAACCGGAACCCTGTTGCACCGGATAGGGGCGAACAAGCACGCCGTCGATGTCCGTGATCGCGTTATCCGACGTCAGAATCGACCGCCAGGTGTTCGCCACCCCACGGTTGATCAAGAGCGCCTGACCGAACGTGGTAGCGGGGCTCGTAGCGTCATTCTGACCCGGATAGATGCTGGCCGGGTGCGTGCGGGTGACCTCACCGGGAGAGCCCGCACCCATGCGATAGGCGAAGGCCGCGTCTTGCGTGAAGCGGCGGCCGACAAACTTGCCTTGCACGCGGCTCCGCGCGATCAGCTGCTCCGGCGTCAAGGTGATGATCTTGTTATTCATTGATCTGGCTCCCTCTCGTGAGATACTGTGGCTTCGGGTAGTCGTCGCGGCAAGCGGCGACTACTTGGTGGCGTAAAACTCCCGGTTGCGCTTGTTCATCTCAGCAATCGAGGTCGGCACACCGGGAGCTGCGTCCGCGGTGCGTCGCGTCTCAACCTGACGATGGCCGGCATTGTTGGTTTGACGCTTCTGGTTGGCAGCCGCAATAAACAACGTCCGCGCCGAGTCGCAGGTGAGCTTCTTGATGACATCGGGAGTTGTCTCACGACCACCACGAAGGTCCGTGATGATCGCGCTGGTATCCTCCGCCCCGAGCGCCTGGCTCAATGCCTTCTTACGAAGGCGGCAGATATTGTCGTACGTCATTTGCGGCTTCATCGCACGATCAAAGGTTGGCAGCTTGACGCCCGGTGCGAGTATCTCCGCCAGCGCAACCGTATCGTCAAATGATTCTTGGAGGTATTGAGAGTCCGTCGCCTTGCGCGCTTTGTCGCCCGTACCCTCCGGCGCTTCCTCTTCGAGCGCGCCTTCGATGTCCTTGTCGCCGCCGCCTGGCGCCGCGTCGGTACCCTTGGCGCACATGTAGCCATCCGCATTTTCCGTGGGTGCCGCGTCACGTGCTGCCGAGCCGTTTTCTGCCGGGTTGGGCAGCCGGCCCTTAATCTCAGTGAGCGCGGAGTCGATGCCAGTGAACCGCTTTTCAAGCTCGTCGTCGGTGAACTTCACGCGCTGCGCCAACTCACCCGGCTCCTCCGGCGCGGCGTCCTTGCCGTGGATGTGAACGTGGGTGTGCGTGCCACCAGCCTCGTCCATTACCGGGTCGGGCTCCGCGCCCTCGGTGAGGGCCGGCCCAATCTCCTCATCCGCAATCTTGGCGGCGGCGGCGCTATCACCAGCCTTAATCGCGTCCTTGAACTTCTTCAACATGCTGTCAACGGACTTCCTTTTCATAATCTCCTTCACCCTTCCGGGCAGGTGGTCCTGGATGCCGCACTTTTTGCCGCAGCGTCCGTCGCCTACCAGCGCCACATGATTCCCAACAATGTTGAACTTCCGACCCTTGCCCACCGCGGTTTGCTCGTAATCGGCATCGTACCCGCAACTTACTTCCCGTTTGTCGTCATCCATCACCTTATCGATCACATCTTGCACGGTGATCAGGATGTCGGCTAGCAGCTCGTTTTCGTGCCCCGGTCCGCCGCGCCGCGGGTTGAGCACCACCCCGCGAGCATATTCCTGCCAGTTCTCCGGGTCAACTCCCGCGTCCTCGTTATCCGGGTGCTCATCCAGAAACGGGACCCCATTAAAGCTGGCGATCGTCTCCGGCTTGAACAACTCCTCCGGCTCGCATTCAACCAGCGCATAACCCTGGTTGCCGGTTTCGATGTTGGTCTCGCCTGGACCGTATACCATCGCCCCAGTTCGTGCGATCGGCACGTCCTCACAGAGGAGAAAGCCGCCCTTCGTCAAACCCATCTTGCCGGACAACCTCAGCTGCAAATAAAAGCGGCTCTTGACATCGGTTGTCGGCAACGAAATAACCTCGTCTTACAGATAGCTCTTGTTGCTGCTGGCGGTCAGCTTGATCGCGACGCTAGTCGCCGTAAAGGTACCGCTGGTGACAAACTCCACGTTGGTCATCCCCGAGAGGTTCACGACGTAAAGAGCCGACGCGGTGGTCGTTTGCGTCACCGCGGTAGTCGTGATCGGCACGGTCGTCGTGGGAATCGCCGCCGTGGGAAGGCTGAAAAACGTCACCCCACCATCAATCGAACCCTTGATCGCCCAGGTCACCGTGGTCAGCGCCGTGCCAGTAACCTGTACCAGCCCGCTCGTCAGCCCGGTCAGGTTGATCACGGAACTGGTCTGCGACGTGGCCGTAAAAGTTGCCGGCGCGTAGCTGTAATTGGGGAAGATGGAGGGAGTGCTGCCAGGGTAATACGGACCCTGCGCGGCGGCAGGCGCCGGCGGCAAGATCATGCAAATCATCGATAATGCGACCAACGTTGTTACAAGCGACTTCACGAACGACCTCATGAGACCTCCTCGGCTATGCCGGCGGAATGGACGGGAAAACCAGTTGGAACGTCACCGTGTAGATCACCCGGTTGCTGCTGCCATCAAACTCCGGCAGCGCTTCAGCGAACGTCAGATTCAATTGCTGCCCAAGCAGACCTGGAGTTACGGTAAGCGGGCCCGTGAACACGGAGGTAGCTACCACGTTCAAAACCGCGGTAGGCAAGCTCCCCTTGAAGTCCTCCAGCACCGGCTGCAACGAGAGGTCAATCACCATCGCTTCCGAGGTGCCATCTGCCACGAACTGGACAGAATAGGACTTGATGGGTTGAATCACGACCTCATGCTAACACCCTTTGCTTTTCTATGTCCAGCCTTTTGCGACTAAAGTCACCTTTCAGAACTTTCTTCGAGCTTTCCGATAGCTTCGTCGATCGTTTCCAGCATCATTTGTTGCGCCTTGTGCTGATACCTGTTGTCATCACCCTGGCATCGTTGACGGAGGTCGATCAGCTCTGCCATGGTGATATTGGCGGTTCGCCGCCACATCGAGGACTGCTGGTATGTTTGACGATGAAAACGGTTAAGGGCGGCTGGCGTGTCAATCATGCGATTCTCTCCTCAAACCTCTCCTCGTCAAGCACCGGGTCGGGATAGCACCGGCATCGGTAGATGCGGCCGGGATGGGCTCGCTCGCCGCGCGTGCCGGCAATCGGTGGATCATCCCAGCGATGAAACGTCCCGTTGAGCTTGCGGTGCGATCCCTTGGCGAGCGTATTCAGCTCCGCGAAGTGCTTAATACCAACCGCCGGCCGCACGTCCTGGTCACGCATCGACCGCCAGATGTAGCCAGGGCTCCCAAGCTGCACCGCCCGAGCCTCCGTAATTGATGACTGCGTGGTGGCGACCGCGTCATACGCGATAAGGTCCGCCCGCGACCGTGTGACATGACCCGAGGCCAGGATCATCTTGCGGAGGTCCTCACCGCGGCTTCCACCCAGCACCTGTCGCTGCGCGAGCTCGTAGACCCGCTGCGCCGCCTCCAGCGGCAGGCTGGTAATCAGCGACACCTGACGATCCGTGAGCTGACGCACGATGGCGCCGGTATCCGTCTCCCGCAGCTCACGCCGCAGCTCGCGGCCCAGGCTCCGCGCTGTCTCGATCCACGCGTCGCCATCATGACGCTCTACCGTCAGGTGCATCTTCTCGGTCACGTTGCGCGCCCAAGGTTCGATGGTTATCGCATACCTCCGGAGCGCATCAGCAAGCTGCTTGCCTGCTGACGCACTCAATACGCCATCAGGTGCAAACCCCTTCACCAGCATGCCTACCTGATCAGCCACACCCCGCAGCTGCCGGCGGTACTGGGCCTCCGAGCGGCGCACCTGGGCCCATCGCTGCTGCGCCTTGACGCGAGCCTCGGACCACTTGTTCATGGCAGCAGCTGCCGGTTAATCAGGTCCAAGGCTAGGGCGGTGCGGTTCTCGGTTCCGGTTTTATCCATGAGCTGGCTCACCCGCATCTTGATGGCGCTTGTCGTCGTATGAAGAATCACGGCGATGTCGGTGTTCGACTTGCCCATGATGATCAGCTCACAAACCTCGCGCTCCTTGTCGGAAACCCGCAAGGACCGTTGTTCGGTACCACACCTGGCGCAGATCACGCTGAGAACCTCCGCCCGATGTCGCCGACCTCCACCGGCTGGTTGCGAGGTCCCTGGATGAGCCACTTCTTGAAGTCATCCATCGACATGTGCTTCATACCGGCCCAAGTCTCATCGGAGCGGTTATGACCGCTTCGGTAGATGTCCTCCGCAGTCTCCGGGGTCCACACGCCCAGGACCACCTTGTGCTCGTCAAATTTCTTCGTATCGGGATCGAGCTGGTTGACGATGAACGCGTGCGGGCTCACATGGTCAGGTCCCACGTAGCAGTCCACCTGGTCACTGTCCGCGCCGGTGGAGCCGCGTACGTAACCATAATCTGCCGGCAGCTTGGTGCCCGGGTGGCGCTCCGATCCCTTCACGTTCTCAATCACGACCGGCAGTTGGTGATAGTACGCCATGCCGAGCACGG